GAGGTGGACATCGAGCATCTCGTCGCGCTGCGCGGCGACTTGTGCAGGCTCACGCACGACGTGCCGGGGATCGGCCAGATGTCCGGGCGCGTTGTCTCGCGCGCGACGAACACGATCGTGCTCGACGAGCCGGTGACGCGGGAGGCGGGCAAGGTCTACACGCTGCGCGTCCGGGTGACGACCACCGGCGCGACGCTCGCGCTCACGGTCGCGGCGTCCTCGACGACCGTCACGAGCGACACCGTGACCGTGACGAGCGGCGGGACGTCGGTCAACGTCGGCGATCTCTACCAGTTCGGCGAGCAGAACATCGAGAGCCTCGAGGTGCTGGTCGCTGCGATCGAATACATCGACGATCTCGCGGCGACCGTGACGTGCGTCCCTTACTCCCCGGCGGTCTATAACTCGGCCGCGACGATCCCGGCTTACACGACCGCGCTCTCCGCGCCGGTCTCGGCGTCGTTCACCGGACCGCCGATCCCGAAGATCTCTCAAGTGGTGTCGGACGAGACCGCGCTGCAAGTCACCTCGAGCGGCGCGGTCGTGCCCTCGATTTTCCTCTATGTGCAGCCCGGCAAGACCGCCAAGACCAACGACGGCACCGTGACCCGGACCGCGTTCTTCCAAGCGCGCTTCCGCAGATCCGGCTCGTCGGATCCGTTCACATACATGCCCTACAGCGCGGTCGATACGCCCTACGTCCAGATCTTCCCGGTCGAGAGCGGGCTCTCCTACGACATCGGCGTCCGCGCGATCGGGCCGGACGAGGCGACGACGAGCATCTTCGCCGACATCGCGAACCACCAAGTGATCGGCGCGAGCGCCAAGCCTCCGCAGGTCGACACCTTCTCGCTCAACACGATCGGGGAGCACACCTACGTCGAATGGACCTATCCCTCGATCGCGGTCGACGTGATCGGCTACGAGATCCGCTACTCGGCGAACCAGAACAACACCGCTTGGACCTCGATGACCGTCCTCTCGGACGCGGTCCCGCGCGAGGCGCGCTCGTTTACCGTGCCCAGCCGCTCGGGATCCTATGGCATCAAGGCGATCGACGTCCTCGAGAACCGCTCGGTCTTGGCGACCTTTATCAACGCCTCGCTCGAGGATCCGGCCGCGCAGAACGTCGTTGCAACGCTCACGCAAGAACCGAGCTGGTCCGGAACGAAGACGAACATCGACGTGACCGGCGGCGCGATCCAGCTCTCAAGCGCGAATTACATGGCAAGCTGGACGACGCTCGCGTCGACCCCGATCATCGGGTTCACGTTCGGCACGGGCTACGAGGAGGAGGGCATCTACGAGTTCGGGCAGACCGATCTCGGCGAGGTCTACACGTCTCGCGTGACCGTCGACGCCGTGGTCTCGACCTCAGGCGGGCTCTCGACGATGTCCGGCTGGGTCACGCTCGCGGGCCTCGCGGATCTCGCAGGTGACGACACCGGCGACGAGGTGACGGTCGAGCTGCAAGTAAACTACTCGATCGTCGACAGCGCGACCCCGGTCTATCAGGGGTGGCGGCGCTTCGTCGTCGGGGACTACACGGCGCGCCACCTTAAATTCCGCGCGGTCTTGACGACCCGGTTCTCGACAATCTCCCCGATTATCAGCGCCTTGACCGCCGTCATCGACATGCCGGATCGCGTCGATTATGGGAACGACCTCGTCACCGGCGCGGGGGCATACGCCGTCACGTTCTCCCCGTGGTTCAAGGAGCTCCGGTCTGTTACTATCGCCGCGCAGAACATGGCGACCGGGGATTATTACACGATTTCGAGCAAGACGCGCACGGGGTTCAGTGTTACATTCCGCAACAGCGCCGGGGCCGCGATCAGTCGATCCTTCGACTATCAGGCGATCGGCTACGGCAGAGAGAGGGCTACCTAATGGCGCAGTATAGCTTCGGGACGATCGACCCGAACACCAAGAGCGGGACCGCGCTCGCGACAGATCTGAACTCATGGCGGGACGCCGTCAACTCGACGCACTCGGGATCGAGCGCGCCGAGCTACGTCACGAGCTCGATGCTCTGGTCGGACACGACCTCGGCGAACTTTGAGCTCAAGATGTATGACGGCGCGCAATGGATCCCGGTCGCCGTCCTCGATGCGACGAACAACGTCGCGCGGGTCGCGGTCGACGCAGCAGAGACGAGCTACATCACCTCGACCACCAACGCGCAGATCCGCCATGTGATCGCGAACACGACTATCGCGACGATGCGATCCACCGGCTTGCAGTTCAACATTGCCGCGCCGGTGATCTCGGACAGCAACGCGAACGAGCTGCTCTCGTTCACGACGGTCGCGAGCGCGGTGAACCACATCGACATCGCGAACGCTGCGACCGGCGTCTCGCCGAGCCTTTCGACGGTTGGCGCTGACACAAATATCGACCTCGTTTTGTCCCCCAAGGGGACCGGGGTGACGCGCGCGATAACTAACTCGGCCGCGACCAACACCGTTATCGACGTGGCGCGCATCGAGGCTCGCAGCACAGGGACACCGGCGACAGGCATCGGTGCGGGCCTCCTGTTCGCGGTCGAAACAGCGGCGAGCGTCTTTGACATCGGCGCGCGCATCGAGGCGATCTCGACAGACGTCACCAGCGGATCCGAAGACTTCGACCTCTCGTTCAAGGTCATGGCGGCAGGCGCGGCAGCGACCGAGGCGATGCGGATCCGCTCGACCGGCGTCGTCGATGTCGACGCGCTCTCGATCGCCGGGACGACCGTCACCGCGACAGCGGCGGAACTGAACATCCTCGACGGCGTCACCGCGACGGCGGCAGAACTGAACTTCGTCGACGGCGTCACCTCAAACATCCAGACGCAGCTTAATGCGAAGGCAAACCTTGCCTCTCCCGCGCTCACCGGGACACCTACCGCGCCGACAGCGGCGGCGGGCACCAACACAACCCAGATTGCGACGACGGCTTTTGTGAACGCTGAGATAAGCGCAGACGTGGGTGTCGCAAACTCGTCTCTTGTAAAAACTGCCCTCAACGCCTCTGGCTCTGCCCCGATCTACGCCTGCCGCGCGTGGGTGAACTTCAACGGCACTGGGACTGTGGCTATCCGCGCCTCTGGAAACGTGTCGAGCATCACGGACAACGGGACGGGTAACTACACGGTCAACTTCACGACTGATATGCCCACCGCAGACTATTGCGCTTTGGTAACTTCTATCCCTAAAACCGTAGCAAACAACGTTAACTTTGGATTTGGCGTATTCCCCGGCGGCACAAAAACGGTATCGGCAGTTCAGGTTGCAGTTGGCGGGTCGTCAAATGTGGGCGGCTTTAACGTTGACTACGATCAAGTAAACGTCGCTGTGTTTTGCTGAAAGGACACACCATGCAAGTCATTATCTTCCCGCAAGACGACAACAAGGTGTCCGTGGTTATCCCAGCGCCTGAGTTTACCGACCAGATCGAAGCCGTGGCCCAGAAGGACGTGCCTGCGGGCAAGCCTTGGCGCATCGTGGACGACAGCGAACTGCCCTCGCGTGATGTCCGTGATCGCTGGCTCTGGACTGAAAACGGCCCACTAGATATTGCACCTGAGCCTGAGGTTGCGGAGTAAGCCATGACCACGGAAATGCTCTGGAGCCTCGGTCTATCAGCAGCGCTCGGCTTGATCGGCTGGGTGCTGAAGAACCACGTTGACGAGGTCAAGCGGCTGCAAATCCTGCTGAACCGCACCCGCGAGGAAGTAGCCCGTGACTACGTTACGCGGGCTGACATGCACACCGACATGAACCGGGTAATCTCGCGGCTGGACAACCTCGACAAGAAGATCGACGAGCTGATGCGGAGCCTCTCCAAGTGAGGCTGGCTCTTGTCCTCTTGGTCGCGGGCTGCGGACCCGTCACCGTCTCCTCGGTGGCCTATACCACCGCTTGCCCGAAGGGGGACGCGCAATGCGAGATCCGGCAGAACGCGGAGACGCTCTACTACATGGCAATGCCGGACGCAGCAAACGAGCTGCTCTGCTCGGGCGATACGCGCGACGTCATGGGGGCGCTCTGCTCGGTCTACTGATGGCCTTGCCGGTGGCCGCGCAGGTCACCGGCGACCTCAACACAAACAGCGGCAACAACGACAGCACGATCGGCTCGAACAACAACGAGAGCACGACGAACTATAACGGCGCGGGGAGCGCGCCGTTCTCGACGCCGGTTCCGACGGCCGCAGCTCCGACGGTCATGGGCGGGGGCGGGAACGATAGCTGCTTGATCCCGAAGCAACAGGCGTTCCAGATCTCGATCTTCGGGCGCGCCGAGGGCAGCATGGAGCAGGATCCAGAATGCAACCGGCGCAAGGACGCGCGCCTCCTCGGCACGCCGCAGGAGACCGGCGGGCTCGGTCTACAGGTCTCGGGGATCTCGATCATGTGCGACAGCCCGGCGGTCTTTCGCGCGATGGCGCTCGCGAGCACGCCGTGCCCGATCTACTCGATCGAGAGCGGGAAGCTCCTCGTCGGGCGCGACGCTTACATGGCGATGCGTTCCCAGCCCTCGATTTATGTGATAGGGTATGCCAGCGACCCGGCCTTCTGGGACGCGTTCCTGATGATGGGCGAGGAGCTACCAGATGTCCTACCTCAAGAGAATAGCGGTCCTCTTTTGTCTGAACGCTTCCGTCGTTCACGCAGATCCGACGATGACGGCTCTACAGGGATCAGCTCAGACAATCCTTGACCAGCTCTCCGCGTCGCAGGATCTGACCGCAGGCGCGGTCTACAGCGCCGGGCAGGGCGACATCCTCGCGCCGGGCGTGATGCAGGACGCCGCGATCACCGAGCAGATGCGGACGGCCTATAACGCCGACATTCAGGACGTCATTGACGCGACCTACTACGACGCGCAGATGCTGTTCGAGGACCAGCACGATCAAGCGATGGAGAACCTCGACACGGCCGTCGACAACCTCGTCGCAGCGACGGCGGTCCTCATGGAAGCGCAGGTCGTGGCAAACATGGCCGCGAACGCCGACACCGTGCAAGAGCAGCTCGCCTTCCAGACCGTGCTCTCGAACAACGATATGACGATCAGCGCGGGCGAGGTCAGTTCCTACAACTCCGCCCTCGGCGCGGTGCAGACCTACGCTCGGGACGCGGGCGCGTTCCTCGCTGCGTCGCGGAACATCTCGCTCACCGATCAGACGAACGCCTTCGCGGCCAACGCTGGGACGAGCCTCTACGGCGCGAACGTGGCTTACAACGCGACGGCCGACATCATCAACATCTCGGCCGGATCCGCGTTCGGGATCGGCTTCCAAGGCTTCCTCTCGTCGAACGTCGTGACGCTCGAGGAGGTCTACGCCGCCGGGTATGGCTCGTGACCGAGGAGCCCGAAGCCAACGGCCTGCGGATAGCAGGGATCGACGTCAAGGGCTGGTGGCTCGCCGCAGCCCTTCCCGCGCTCTCTGGGATCAGCGGCGCGGTTTATGTCGGCTATGACACCGTCAACCGCTTCTGGGCCGTCGAGGAGAGCGTCGAGGGCGTGCTGGGCGTCGAGAGCCGCGTCCAGACCCTCGAGCAGGCGATCCAAGACAATGACGTTCGCGGGCTCGCGCCGAAGCTCTCCGCGATCAGCACGCAGATGTCGACGATCCTCGAGCAGCAAAAGGAGATCCTCGAGCTCCGCTCGATGGTCGAGAAGTCGGACGCGGTCACGAGCGGGCTCGCGGGCAAGCTCGAGAAATACGACGCGGAGATCGAGGATCTCTGGAAGGCAATGGACGATCTGGTAAGGAACCCCATGAGATGATCGAAAAACTGGTCTGGATAGGCTTCGTCGGCGCGCTCGCCGGGATCTTCTACCTGTCCGGGGACGGCTTCTACCGCTATCCCTGCATGGATCCGGCGAAGGTCGAGACGCCGCAATGCTCACCGCCGATATGCTCGGCAACCCGGACGTGCCCGTCCGATCTCACAGGAGGCTCAAGCTATGTCACGCAATAAGAACGACCCGGAAATGCTCGAGGCGCGCTTGCGCTATTTCATCGGCTGCTCGCTGGTCGTGATCCTCGGGGGCACGATCTTCGCGGTCCTCTACTCTCTGGTCTTTATCACGCAGCCGCTCGAGGTCTCGCCGAACGACCAGAAATTCTTTGAGCTCCTCACCCCGCTCGCCTCGTTCATCGTCGGCGCGCTGGGCGGCGTGATGGCGGCAGGCAACAACCGAAGCAAAGGCGGCAACGATGACGAGCCGCCAAGACAGGAGATGCAAGAATGATCGGGCTCAAGCTGGTCGGCGCGCTCGTCGGGCGCAAGGTGAAGGAAAAGGCGGTCGAGGCCGTCCTCGATAAGGTGGATCTGCCAGCTCCGATCGAGAAGGCGATCGAGGCGTCCGTCACCGGCTCCCCTTTGGGGATGCTGGGCAAGCTCGGGAAGGTCTTAAAGAAATGATGCTCCGGGTCGCAGCCGCGCTGGTCGTCCTCGCGGCTCCCGCGCTCGCGGAGCAATACAAGATCAACCGCGTGATCGACGGGGACACGGTCGAGATCGCGGTCGACTTCTTGCCGGATCCGCTCCCGCCGAAGCTCTCGATCCGCGTCCTCGGGATCGACACGCCGGAGAAGGCACCGCGCGCCCAGTGCGAGGCGGAGGCCAAGAAGGCGGCGGAGGCGAGCGCGTTCACCAAGAGCGCGGTCGCGGTGGCGCAGATCGTCGAGATCCAGATCGAGAAGTGGGACAAATACGGCGGGCGCGTCCTCGGGCACGTCCTCCTCGACGGGCACAGCCTGTCCGAGATGTTGATCGGCGCGGGCCTCGCCCGGCCTTACAAAGGCGAGGCCAAGACCTCGTGGTGCGAATAGGAGATAGAGAATGAGCCTGCTAACCGAAGCCCAGCTCGCGGCGATGATCCCGACGAACAAGGAGATCCCCGGCTGGTGCGCCGCGCTGAACGAGATGCTCCCGAAGTATGAGATCACGACCGACCGTCGGATCGCCGGGTTCGTCTCACAGACCGCTCATGAGAGCGGAGAATACCGGCTCCTCGAAGAAGACCTCCGCTACAAAGAGGCCACCCTCCTCCGCGTTTTTCCGCGCTATTTCGGCCCGGGAAAGCAGAACGCAGCCGAGTATGCGGGCAAGCCCGAGAAGATCGCGAATTACGTCTACATGGACAAGCACCGCTCGGCCGGTGGCGCGCTCGGCAACGTGAACGAGGGCGATGGGTGGCTGTTCCGGGGCAAGGGGCTCAAGCAGGTGACCGGCCGGGCAAATCACGCGGCCTTCGGGAAGACGATCGGGCTCACGGCCGAGGAGGCTGCGGAGTATCTCCTCACCAAGAAGGGCGCGCTCGAGAGCGCGCTATGGTTCTGGGGCTCGCGGAACCTGAACGCGGTCGCGGACACCGGCGACGTCGTGAAGCTCACGAAGATCATCAACGGGGGCGACATCGGCCTCGCCGATCGCCAAGCACGCTATACGAAGGCGATGGCGGTCCTCGGGGGCAAGGTCGACGCCCCAGCGCCGATTTCGGCCTCTGCGGCCGCTCCTGCGGCGTCTGCGACGCTCCGCGTCGGATCGAAGGGGGATCTGGTGCAGCGCGTGCAGAAGGCGCTCGGGATCGCTGCGGACGGAGACTTCGGTCCCGGCACCGAGCGCGCGGTCAAGGCGTGGCAACAGGCGAACGGCTTGACAGCGGACGGGATCGTCGGCCCGAAGACGCTCGAGAAGCTGATCGGCTGACGATGAAGGCTCCCGGGGAGACCCCGGGAGCCGGACCAGCCTCACGAGCTGGTGGTCTCTTGCAGCATCTCGGCCAGCGCGCGGATCTGGTCCGCCTTGGCCTTCGGGACGATCACCTCGACCCGGATCATGCCTCGAGCCTCGAGCTCGGCGCGCTCTGCGCGCTTGCGGTCTCGGTCCCTGCGGCGGCGCTCTTGGATCTTGTCCATCACCGCACCTCGTGGATCAGCCCGGCGCAGGCGTCGATCAGGTCGTCGGAGAGCGCCGGGTGACGCTGGATCAGGTCGTCGAAGGTCGAGGTAATCTTGGCCTCGACGATCGCGAGCTCGGCGTCTGACATGCCACCGGAGCGCGCGTCCTTGGTCTCTCGGTGCGCCTCGTCGATCCGCACGTCCGCGTCGTCGAGGATGTGGCGGATGTAGTCGATCAGCGAGCCCAGATCGTGCGCCTCGAGGATCCCGCGCGCCTTGATGTCCTCGAGCAGGGCGTCGCGCTCGGCGGGCGACCCGTAAAGCGCGGGCAGATGATAGATCAGCGGGACGATCTTCATGGCAGCACCACCAGACCGGCATAGGTGATCGCGAAGATCGCGACCGCGCCGAGCGCGGCCTCGATGATGTCGCGCGCCGTGGCGCGCCGGAAGATTTCTTTCAGCATGGTCTCAGGCTCCTTTTTTCGCGCACTCCGGCCCAATGCCGGAGAGGATGCTTTCGGGGGTGGTCAGTTTACGGCCGCAGGCACAGCAGCGGCCCTCGTGGAAGATCGAGAGCTTCTCGGGGATCCGCGCGCCGGAGAGCTGCGAGAGCGTCCACGAGAGCGCCTTGAAGCTCTTGGCACCGGGCAAGCCCTTGGATCCGGCGATCAACGTCCCGCGATCGGCGCGGGGGATGAAGCCGAGGTATTGATAGTCCGTCTCGTTGCTCGGGCCGGAGAGGACCGACACGAAGAAAGGCGAGGTCTCGTCCTTCTGGCGGATCTTGTAGGTAAAGCGCGTGCTGGTCTTCTCGCTGCGGAGCGTGAAGACGGCGTTCCCGCCGAACATGAAGCGGAGCGCGTCGTTCGCGCTCTCGAGCGCGCCGGGGACGCGCTCGGGGATCTGGACGGGCTCGAAGTGCTCGATCATGGCCGGGCTCCTCACGCTACGAGCCGCTGGGGCAGGACGCAGTAGGCGTCGACCTCGGCGTCCCAGCGAACCGGCGAGCAGATGCTGGTCGGACCCTGCCAGAAGCGGCGGTCGACCGACTGAATGACGCCGCCCGACTTGTCGGCACGGTTCAGGAAAGCAGCTTTGACTTTCGATGCCAACCGCATCGCGCCGACTTCCTCTTTGAAGCGGGCGACGTGAACGGCGGTCTCGAACATATCTTCCATGATCGGGCGAAAGGTGATCGCGACCGAATAGGTGTTATCGGTGTGGCGGACGGTGTGGATGCCGAAGTCTTTCATGGCAGGTCTCCTTGGTTGGTGGTGGTCGTGAACCTAGAGATAGGACCGGTCCTCGAGGAGTTCAAGGACCGGTCGCAAAATAATTTAGCCGAGATCCGCCCAGTTCGGGCCGACGCCGCCCTCGATCAGATTGTCCGTCGGCGCGCCGGGGAAGAAGTCGAGGTATGCTTGGGTCATGTCCTCGGCCATTGCCTGCTTGACGATCTCGGCCTGATCCTCGAGCGCCTCGTCGATCAGCGCGTCGTGGATCGTCGCGAGGAGCATCGTGCGATCGCGGTCGAGCTCGCCGGATCCGCGCAGGCGATCGAGCGTCGCCTTGTGCCGGGTGATCGCGCGCGCCATGACCGAGAGCGCGGCGCGCTGCACGGGATAGTTCGCGCACTTCGGGAGATCCGCGTTCTTCTTGCCCAGATAGATCGTCCCTCCGTCGTTCATGGTCAGGAAGCCCGTGCTCTGGGCCTCCTCCTGCATGAGGAAGCGATAGGCGAAGGCGCGCGGGTATCGCGCCGACCAGAAGTCGATGTAGCTCTGGGCCTTCTCGAGCGTCGTCCGCATCGTGATCGACAGGCCACCGGCCGCGCTCCCGTAAATGATCCCGAACGAGACCCCCTTCGCCGCGCTGCGCGCCGCCTTCCCCTCGGGGGTTTTCTTGTCGATCTTGTGCCCAGCGATCACGGCCGCGACCTCCGAGTGAACGTCCCCGAAGACGACGTCGTGCAGGAGCTGGTCGTCGCCGGACAGGAGCGCGAGAACGCGCATCTCGATTGCCGAATAGTCGTAGGAGACGAGCAGAGATCCGGGCGGCGCGACGAAGCTCTTGCGGACGCGGGTCTGGTCGTCGTCGGACGCGAACAGCTTCTTATCCCGGGGCACTTGTTGCAGGTTCGGGCCGGAGCTCGAGAAGCGACAGGTCCGCGCAGCGCCGACGTTGAAGCGCGCCCGGACCCGACCGTCGGCCGATCGCGCGGCCGTGTCGATCACGGTCTGGCCGAAGCTCGAGAGGTATTTCTGGATCTTGCGATAACGTGACAGCGCGTCGAGCGCGGTCTCGATCGGCGTCCCGGGAAAGAGCCCGGCCATTTTCGCGAGCGCCTCGCCGGAGATCTCGAGCTGGTTCGTCTTCTCGGTCTTCGGCCAGACCGAGAGCACGCGGTCCGGGAAGATCCGCGAGAAGAAATCCGAGAACTGGGGGTTCGAGTTTAGGTTCGCGACGTCCTCCTCGGGGATCAGGCTCCGGACTTGCGTCGCGAGCTCGTCCCGGATCTCCTCCCAGCGCCGCACCAGATCCCGGTGAGCGCGCCGATCGAGCAGCATCCCGGCTTCTTCCATCTCGATCACGCCGAGCGTCATGTCGTCGAGGAGCTGCGCGGCGCGATCGTGCGCGGCCGTCGTCTTGCCGGTCCAATGCTGGTAAAGCTCGAAGGTGACGTCGGCGTCCTTGATCGCATACTCGAGCTGCGCGTCGGTCAATTCGGGCGCAGCCCAGTTCGACACCTGCTCGGTCTTCTCGAGCACCTTCTCGAGATCCCAGAGCACCATGTCGGCGAGCGAGAAGCGCCCGCCCCCCATGCGAGCGCGCCGCAGATGTCCGACGTCGATGATGTCAGGCGCGGCACCGGCAGCGAGGAACCAGCGCATCTCGAAGCCCGAATTAAAGACGACCCACGGGCCGAGCCCGAGGAACAGACCAGCGCAGGCGGCAAACCCTCCGGGGATCTGGTCGAAGTCGACGACGCAGCGCAGCTCGTCATTGCGGAGCTGCGCGAGCCGAACGCGGCCGTCGATCGGGCGGAGGGAGGTCGTCTCGAAGTCGAGCGCGGTCGGCTTCGTGCACAGCGCGAGAGCGCGCCGTAGGGCGGCTTTGTCGAGGATCAGGTCGTAGGTCATGGGGCAGGTCCAAATAAGGGCAGAGGGCGCGCAGAACGCGCCCCCTGCGATGCTTTAGCGGCGAGCGCGGGTGGCAGGCTTGGTCGAGGGCGGCGTGTCACCATAGACCAGCTCGTCGAGCGTGATCGAGCCCCCAAGGAACGCCTCGATCTCGGCGCGCTCGGACCAGCCTTGGATCACGAACTTAGGCTTATAGTTCGTCGCGCCTTGCGCGGTGAACTGTTCGGCCGAGAACCCGAAGACCGGGATCGAGGGCGCGCCGGAGGTCATGCGGCGGACGATCTCGTTCAGGAGGTCGGTGATCGCATTGCGCCCGGAGACCGAGTTCGTCACGAACTTGACGTTCGTCTTCGCGCCGTCGGTCGAGATGCAGCCGAAGCCCAGAGCGCGATGCCAGCCTTCGCCGGTCTTCGTGTTGTAGGGCGCGTGGTCGGGCAGATCGATCTCGGCCACGGCCGCGCGCTTGTTGAAGATCGACCACTCGACGCGATCGACGGGCTTCGAGTTTTTCCAGCAGATCCAGCCCTCGATCACCGACTTCGGCTCGAGGATAAAGAGCTGATCGTCCGAGACGTCGTCACGGTCGCGGCCGAGCTGATACGCGCCGGACTTGCCGGAGAAGGCGAGATACTGGACGTTGAGCCCGGTCCCGGTGCGCTGCTCGTCGGTGGTCTCCGAGAGCGCCGCGATCATCTGGTCGTCCGAGATCTCGGGCAGGGTGGCGTCGGCGAGGTAAGAAGTCAAAGAGGTCGTCATTTTTGTGCTCCTATGTTTGCACGTTGCTACATGCTCGCGATCAGGTCGCGAGCGCCTTTACGGTCAACCGTTCCGACGGCAGACCGATCTTCTTGAAGGGCGCGAGATCGATCCCGGCCTTCTCCATTGCCTTCTGATCGAGGCTCGACCGTCCCGCGACGGAAGTCAACTCGACCTCGATGTCGCCGACGACGGTCGACGATGTGTTGCGCTTGCGGAGCTCGACCTTGATGTCCTCGGCGAGCGCCGCCTTCTCGTCCGAGAGCGCGTCCTGCTCCTCGACGATGTCGATGTATCTCCGCACGGCGATGTCGAGCGCGGATCCCCGGTTCGAGCGCGTGAAGCTCTTGGCCTCGGTCATGTCGACGCCGCATTGCTCGGCGAACGGGCAGGTCTTGCACGCGCCGCTCGTGCGACCTTCGCGATCGAGCTTGTCGACGTTCCGGGTCCGCAGGACGAGCCGAGCGCGCGCCGCCATGTCCTCGAGGATCCCCGGGTTCCGGGCGATCGGGAAGACGTCGAGCTGGTTATAGTTCGAGGCGTCCATGTAAAGGATCAACCCGCTCTCGATGTCGAGCCCGCGCTGCTTGCGGAGGAGCTCCATCCCGAGCTGGATCTGCACGAGGTGCTCGCGGCGCGGCAGGTTCGCGCGGTTCGTGCGCGGGTCGATCGTCTTGATCTCGAGCGAGACGTGCGCGCCGGAGGCGTTATAGATCACGCCGTCGGGCGTCGCCGAGATCATAAGCTCGTCGTCCGCGACGCTGGTCTGGTCGTCGCCGGCAAACATGAGCTCGAGGCCGGACGCGCGCAGCGCCTCGACGACATACTTCTCGCCGTTCGTGCCGCGCCGGGCGAAGCCCCAATCCTGCGCGGGCTCGACCTCGGCGCGCTTGGCGAACCACTGGCGGCGGATGCAGGACAGCGCCTCGGAGGCGTTGAGGTATTTCGAGCGATCGACCGACCAGCTCTTGCGGGCGTCGATCGCGTCGGCACCGGCGAGGACGGCGCGTTTAAGGTCTTCGGGGGTCATGGCAGGTCTCCTTGATGCGGTTTATCGTAGGCAGGTTCTGGCTGGCAAGATAGAGGATCAGATCGAGCTGATCTTGCGTCACCCAGAGCCCTTTGGGCACTTTCACGAAGCCCGCCCTTCGCAGGGCGAGCGACGCCTCGGTCGCAGAGCTCAGATCGCCGAAGCTCACGGCTCCTCTCCCTCAATCTCGGCCAGCGTGGTGTCGATGCGGCGGCACAGTTCCATGTCTCGCTCCCACTTGCGCTCGTAGAATGGATGCTCGTCCTTCGGCCAGTCGTGGGTGACATATGCCTCAAGGTCTTGCCGCGCCTCTTTGAGCAACTCCACCGCCTTCGCCAGCTTGGCTTCAACAGCTAGTGTGCAGTTGATCTGCGCCATTGTGGCGTTGGCATTGTCGCGGGCTACCTTTTCCAGCGTCTCAACGGTCTGTGCGTTGGCATAACCCGGAGCATCCTCACCGCCGCAGATGGCGAGGGCCAAACGCCCCCGCTCCTCCCGCAGTTCCTGCATCTCGTTGTGCCACTCGCCGCAATAGCCCGTGTTGAAGCAGTCAGAGCAGCCATACGGCTCAGGCGCACCTCTGGGGCCACGGCAAGTCATGCACACCCCCTCTCGCCCAGCAACATCCTGCCAATGATCCCGCTCCTTCTCCAACTCCTCCGCATAAGCCTCGGCCTCCTTGGCGTCAGCACGGGCGGCTTCGAGTTGCTCGGTCAGGGTTTGGATGGCTTGCCACGCTCCGTAAGGATCACGCTGCACCTCCATCATTGTGTCGAACTCTTCGTCGAGAGGCCGCTTCACCAGTTCTTCGTCAGTCATTTCCGCCCCCGTTCCCATGCGAGCCGCGACAGCCGATTGGCCAGCGCGTCGAGATCTGCGGTCGAGATCTGGCGGTTATCCAAGACCGCCGTGTAAACCGCGTCCGCAAACCGCTTAGGCGGGAGCAGGCTCGCTCCTGCGAGGATCGCGCCGACCGCCTCCGACTGAACGTCGCGCTTCGGCAGCGCCGCTTGTTTCCTGTTCCAGAACATCACCATTTCCCCCACCGGCAAAGCGCCTTGAATGACTTGTCGTAGGACTTCTCGAGCCGCGCGACGTCCTCGATCAGATCGGTGATGTCGACACCCCGCGCCGCGAGCCGCTCCTGAACCTCGACGAGCGAGGCGCGATAAGATTGCAGCGCGTGCAGCACGGTCCGCGTGTCGGCCGCTCTCAGTTGGATCGCCATTTGCGAGCCTCCTCTGCGGTCTTGACGTCCCGGACGTCGGCTGCGGCGAGCTCGAGCATCTGGGCCAAGGTGTCGAACCCGATCCCGTGGATCCGGCAGTAGGTCAACGCCATCGACAAGATCAGCGGCAGCGCCGCGCGCGGATCCGGGACGCGCTGAACGACGACCGTCAAGAGAAAGGCGACCAGCTCGTCGTGATCGAAGGTCTTCGGAACGGCGTCGATCGCGGCCGCGACGGCGAAGGCGTCGGATCTTTTGCGTGGGTCTTTCATGCCTTGGCCTCCGAGAACGTGACGCGCTTGAGCCAAACATAGATCGCGGAGGGCGACACATTGTGCAGCTCGGCCGCAGCTTTGACGCCGAGGAACGCCGCATCGCGCAGCACCCGCAGGCGGAACTCGTCGGTAAGCCCGTAGGCGGGGTGAATAGGCTTGGCGGTCATCATTTGCTCCCTGCGTTGAGGATCTGGTGCTGGCGCGCCTTCTCCTTGCTGATCTTGTGGATCGCCTCGTCGATCTTGGTCTCGGTCTCGAGCGTGTCGACGTGGACGTGCTGCGACTGTCCCATGCGGTGCAGCCGGGCATAGAACTGGTCCATCATCGCCGGGGACCAATCCTCCTCGACGACGATGATCGAGCTCCCGCCCTTTTGCAGGTTCAGGGAGACCCCCATCGCGCCGATCTGGCCGACGAGGACGTCGATCGCGCGCTCATTGAACGCCGCCTCGACCGCAGCCTTGCGCGGGAGAGAGGTCCGGCCGTCGAGCGCCTCGACGCGCAGCCCGCGCTTGCGGAGCGCGGCGACGAGCCCGTCGATGACCTCGATGTGCCAAGCACCGACCAGCACCGCGCCGGAGGTGTCCTCGACGCGCTCGGCGATCACGGCCGCAGCCTCCGGCACCTTCCCGAGCCCGATCATCCGGCGCATCGTCGCGAGCGCCGGATCCTTCGAGGCGAGCTTCTCCTCGACTTGCGCGCGGGTCAGCGAGCGCAGATCCGAGAGCGCGGCGTTGAGCTCTGGCGAGGACGCGAGGCCGATCGTATAGCGGTTCTGCGTGATCGGCGGCATAGCGGCCCAGACGTCGGCCAGCTCGCGCCGGACAGCGACCCGGCCCTCGCCTTGATACATGATCTCGGCGAGCTCGCTCGTGTTGCGCGATCCGACGGTCATCATCGTCGGGAAGCGCGCGCCTGCAAATTTCTTTTGCTGGCGGACCGTATAGCGGAGCTGGAACTTCTCGATCGACAGCCCGCCGAGCTTGTCGCGCATCACGTCGGGGCAGGCGCGAAACAGGAACGGGATCAGATCGTCGTTCCACCGGGTCGCAGGCGTGCCGGTCAAGAGCCAAGCGTGCGCGAAGGTCGAGCAGATCCCGCCGGATCCGAGGATCGCCTTCGTGCGCTTGGCGCTCGTGCTCTTGAGCGCATGGCTCTCGTCGCAGATCAGCACCTTCGACGCGCCCGAGATCTGCTTGAGCTCGGCGGCGCGCTTGGTGGCGATCTCGTAGGACATCACGAGGATCCGCGCGGCCGGGTCGATCTTGGTCGCGCCGGTCTTCACGATCTGGGCGGTCGCGCCGAGGTGATCCTCGGCCTCGCGAGCCCACATGCGGAGCGCGATCGGGGGAGCGACGACGACCAGCGGATCCGCAGCGACGAGGCGCGCGGCCTCGAGGGCGGTCCGGGTCTTGCCGGACCCCATGCCGCTAAAGCACCCGGCGAAGGCGCGGGAGGCGAGGAACGCGGCGTCCTCGATCTGGTGGGGGAGTAGTTTCATGGCAGGTCTTCCTTACGTTGCTACATGGGCCGCTTGCGGTCCGGTCCTAAGTCATAGGCGAAGGCGAGGGGGGCGGTCAACCCCCCGCGCAGATCAGACGGTCTGACCGCCGTGACCCCAGCTCGAGATCCGGATCCGGGGCACGTTGACGATCTCGACGATCTCGACCCGGCGGGCTGCGTTGTGGGCGATCGCCTCCGCGTCCCAGTGGGCGATCAGGGCGTCGACCGACGCGAACCCGCGCTGCTTGGCGAGCCCGGCCCAATAACGGCGCATTGCCGGGTTTTTGCGGTCGCTCGCGGAGACGCTTTTCCAGAGCTTCGCGCTCGCGCCCTTGGCGGCGTTGACGGGGTCGGCGCTGAACCCGAACTTCTCAATCTTCCCGTCGGCGATGCGGATCACCGCCCAAGCGAAGGAATAGAGATTGTCGGTGTTGCGGGTGATGGTCTCGCCGGTCGAGAAGGTGGCGCTGAACTTGAAACGGGTTTGCATGGCAGGTCTCCGAGGTTGCGTTGTCGTCTCCGCAAGATATAGGACCGGTCCTCGAGGAGTTCAAGACCGGTCCGAGAAAAAAGATCACCCGCCGGAGCGGGTGAAGGTGATGACAGGCAGATAACCCATGAAGGCTTGCGGCGATCGCGGTCCCGGGTTTATGGTGCGGACCTGCCAAGGACACACCAATAAGGGCAAGAGCATGGGCCAAAGAACTGACCAGACACAACTCCTAGAGGACGCGATCGCCGCATCCACTAAATACCCGATCTTCTGGGTCAATGTCTATACCGATCCAGAAGGAACGAAGCACAAGATCCCCGCGCTAAACCGTGACATCTGCGCGGCGCACGGCTGGGGATCCGGATCCGGGGACGACTTCAAGGCCGGGTTCTACGCGGCGACGCAGGACCGGGCGACGATCGAGGCGATGATGAAGGCCGCAGGCGACAGGGCGAGCGCGATCGGCGTCGCCACCGGCGCGGCAGATCTCGTCGTGATCGATGACGACCGCGCCAAGAAAGAGGATCCGGTCGCCGAGGCGTTCTTCGCCCGGCACGCGGCCGAGCTGGCCGAGGCGCGGATCCACCGCACGACAAGCGGCGGAAAACATTACATCTTCGCGGCCTCGGACGCGGTCGTCTCGTCGCGCAAATCGGCGGACGCGATCGACATCCGGGGCGCGAGCGGGTTCGTCGTCTGGCCTCCCTCGCTGGGCTATAGCGTCGAGCACGACGTCGATCCTCCGCAGATGTCGCGCGCGCTGCTTGCGGATCTCCTGCGGATGCAGACAGCCTACCGGGCGAGCGGCGCGGCCGACGCAGGCGCGGATCTGTCCGGCGTCGATCTCGAGGAGCTCGAGAAGCGGATCCGGACCGGGGCGGACTTTCACTACACGACGCTCGAGATCACGAAGCGGTGGGCGCTGGCCGGGATGGAACAGGACGAGGCGCTCGCGCGGCTCATGGCGCTCTACGACGAGGCGCGCCCGGCAAGCGGAGCGCAGCTCGGCCGGTGGCAGAAGGCGCGCAAGGACGCGGAGCGCGCTCTCGATGGCGCTCTGCGACGCTTCAAGCCCAGAGACGAGCGCGCAGCTCTCGACGCTTTGGCGCAGCTCCTCGGGGTCGAGGACGATCCGGAGATCCCGGTCGAGGATCCCGGACCGGTCGAGGATCCGGTGCATGGGCACGTCCCGCGTCCGCTCGATCAGTATGAGCCGCGCCGGTGGCTGCTCGGGAACATTCTGATCCGGCAGTTCGTGACCGTGCTCGCCGGATCCGGTGGCGGCGGGAAGACCTCGCTCGCGATCGGCTGGGCGCTCTCGCTGGCCTCCGGCAAGCCGGTGATGGGCGAGCGCGTCGGGAAACCGCGCCGCGTGCTGATCTGGTCGGAGGATCCGCCGGAGGAGCTCGCGAAGCGCGTCGACGCTGCGATGCAGGTCCACGGGCTCACGCGCGCCGACATCGAGGACCGTCTGATCGTCGTCTCGATCGACGAGCTCAAGATCACGATCGCGCGCTTCTCGCAGGAGCTGCGCGAGGTGATCGCGGTCGACCTCCCCGCGCTCAAGCAGATCATCGTCTCGAACAGGCTCGACGTGGTGATGCTGGACCCGATCGCCGAGCTTCACGAGCTCGAGGAGAACGACAACGTCCAGATGGCGAAGCTCATGGGCATGATGCGATCGGTCGCACGCGAGACCAAGGCGGCGATCCTGCTCTTGCATCACGCCTCGAAGGCGTCGGTCGATGCCGGCAAAAAGAGCGCGGCGACAGCGACGCGCGGCGCAGGCGCGATCGTCAACTCGGCGCGCGTCTCGATGGTGCTCAACGAGATGACCGCGAAGGACGCCGAGGATCTCGGGATCCCCGAGGACGAGCGGCCGCTCTATGGCGAGCTCACGCGCCCGAAGGCGAACATGGGGCCGCGCACCTTCGGCGGGGATTTCGTCAAGGTCGAGCTGGTCCCGTTCGGGAACGGGGACGAGGAGAACGACGAGGACGTCGTCGCGGTCTCGGTCCCGTGGAAGCCGACGGCGGCGTCGCAGGGCGAGCGGTTCGGGGACATGGTGCTCGCGGTGCAGGTCTTGCAGACCTTGCCTCCGCAGGAGCGCCGCACGAAGGGCGCGTCGAGGGCGGACTATCCGGTCGCCAAGGCGCTCGGGCTGGATCTGGGCTATGAGAAGGCGAAGGCGGATCTGACGAAGGAGGAGAGCGCGGCGCGCGGTCGCGTGACGGCGGTCCTCTCCCAGCTCGTCGGGATGGGCGCGCTCGAGGTGATCGACTTCAAAGATCCGGGTCCGGGCAAGAACCACGGCAAGGCTTACGAGGTCACCAAGGGCGGGCTCGCGCTGGTCGAAAATATGATCGAGGAGCGCGCCGAATGATGGCTCGGGAGGACAGAGGGAGGACAGAAAAACGTCCCCTCCCAACGCGCCAAAACAGCGCGCCGAAAAACCCTAAAAATATGGGAGGAGAGGACAGGTTTCCCTATAGTATTATCCTCTCCTCCCCTCCCTGTCCGTGGCCGGGTGGAACCCCGAGGGGAAACCCCGCTAGCGCGGGGGTTACCCCTACCGGGTTCTGGCCGATTTTCGGCCTCCTCTGCACTCCAACGAAAGGCTCAAACAGATGGCGCGGTATCTAGGAATTGACCCCGGGCTCGGGGGAGGGTTCGCCCTGATCGAGACCAAGGAGGGCGCGCCTCCCGCGTTCGTCGCCGGTCTCCGAACGCCGGTGATCCGGCACAAGGGAAAGGGGCTGGTCGACGCGCGAGAGCTGCTCGTCTGGTTGACCGACCTCGGCCGGATCGATCAGGCGGTGATCGAGCAGGTCGCAGCGCGTCCGGGACAGGGCGTGACCTCGTCGTTCACCTTCGGCCGGGCCACCGGCGCGATCGAGACCCTAGCGCAGCTCATGGCCGAGACGGTCGTCTGGACGACGCCGTCGGTCTGGAAGAAAGACCTCGGGCTCGGGACCGAGAAGCGCGACAGCCTCGACCTATGCCGCCTCCGCTTCGGGGACGCCTTCACGTTCCGCGCGATCTCCGACGACGGCGTGGCGGAGGCTGCGCTTTTAGCGTATCATGCGGCCGGATACCGGTGACCCACGGGAGACGCGAGATGACCAAGGAAACAGAAAAGCCGACGGCAGAAAAGGCTCGCGGCCCACGCGGGCCGAAGCCCGGCTCTGGTTTATCAGGCGGCGCGATGCCGGGAGCGGGACGTCCGCCGTTCGTCCCGACGGATGAGGAGCGCGAGCTGGTCAAGAAGCTCTCAGGCCTCGGGCTCCCGCAGAACCAGATCCGGATGCTTGTGCGGCGCGGGATCGCGCTCGAGACGCTCCTCGAGCACTTCCGCTTCGAGCTCGACGAGGGCAAGGCTCAGACGGGCTGGGACATCGCGAGCGCGCTCTACACCAAGGCGATGAAGGGCGACGTCGCGGCGATGATCTGGTGGACCAAGACGCAGATGCGTTGGTCCGAGACGCAGAAGCTCGAGGTCACCGGCGCGCACGGCGGACCGATCCAGAGCGTCGACCTCTCGAAGGTCTCGACCGAAGCCCTCCTCGAACTGTCAAAGGCGATCTCAGATGCAGCTCCCGAAGATCACGACGGCCGATCGAGACTTAATTGAGGCCGAGCTATGCCGCCGATCGGTGCTCTACTTCGCCCGGACCTTCTGGCCGGTGCTCGAGCCCGGTCGATCGCTCGTCACCGGCTGGCCGATCGAGGCGATCGCAGAGCACCTCGAGGCCGTCACGCGGGGCGAGATCCGCAAGCTCCTGATAACGGTCCCGCCGGGATCCATGAAGTCGCTCCTCACGCGCGCCTTCTGGCCGACGTGGAGCTGGATCTCGAACCCGTCGCTTCGGTATATCGGCGCGTCCTACGCCGAGGCGCTCGCAGCGCGGGATAACCGGCGCGCCAAGATGATCGTCGAGAGCCCGCTCTACCAGCGGCTCTTTCCGCGCGTCCGGCTCTCGGACGACCAAGCCCAGAAGGTCAATTTCGCGAACACCGAGACGGGCTCGATGATGGCGACCTCGGTCCGAGGCCGGGCCACCGGCGAACGCGGTGACGTCTTCGTGATCGATGACCCGCACAACGTGCTCGAGGCCGAGAGCGAGGCGATCCGAAGCGAGACGTTGCAATGGTTCCGCGAGGTCGTCCCGAGCCGCGTGAACGACCTCGATCGCAGCGCGTTCGTTTGCATCATGCAGCGCGTGCATCACGAGGACGTCGCAGCGGCGGCGATCGAGCAGGGCTACGACCACCTCCTGATCCCCATGCACTACGACAGCTCGAGAGCGCGCACGACCTCGATCGGTTGGTCGGATCCTCGCACGCAGGAGGGCGAGCTGATGTGGCCGCAACGCTTCTCCGCGCAGGCGGTGGCGGATCTGGTCCAGACGCTCGGACCCTACGCCTCCTCGGCCCAGCTCGAGCAGCGGCCGACGCCGCGCGAGGGCGGGCTGTTCAAGGTCGACAAGATCCAGACGATCGACGCCGTGCCGGACGAGGAGATCGTCTGGTGCAGGGCGTGGGACTTGGCCGCAACGGACGGCGCGGGAGCTTACACGGCGGGCGTGCTGGTCGGATGGCGCGTCGAGGCGCGCCGGGTCATCATCGCCGACGTGAAGCGCGCCCGGCTCGGGCCGGACGGCGTGCGGAAGATGGTCGCAGATGCGGCCGAGTTCGACGGCGACGACGTCCCGATCTCGCTCCCGCAGGATCCGGGACAGGCGGGCAAGGCACAGGCGCGCGACTTCACCGTCCGGCTTGCAGGCTATCGCGTGCGGATCGAGCCGCAGAGCGGATCCAAGGAGACCCGGGCCGAGCCGCTCGCGGCGCAGATCGAGGCCGGGAACGTCGACATCGTGACCGGTCCTTGGAATAGAGATTTCATCGAGGAGCTTCGACATTTCCCGAGAGGCGTGTATAAGGATCAAGCAGACGCTGCGAGCTCGGGCTTCAACGCCGTCGCTCCGAAGCGGCAGAGAAAGACCGGTCTTTTTGTGATCGGGGATCATGTGGGCAATAAAGCGAGGCCGGTCTGATGGCAAAAGCACCAACGAAGGCGACGGCGACCCGCGAGCTCGGCGCGGCGGGCAATTACGGGCGGGACGATCAGCTCCGGCCGGACGAGTTCCTCCCGAAGCTGCGCGGGCTCAACGCGACGCGGACCTTCCGGGAGATGAAGGACAACGACCCGATCATCGGCGCAATCCTCATGGCCTTCGAGATGCTCCTGCGCGCGGCGGAGTTCCGGATCGACGCAGCCAACGACAGCCCGGAGGCCGAGGAGGCGAAGGTCTTCGTCGAGCAATGCTTCGCGGACATGGAAGGCACGGTCGACGACTTCCTCGCCGAGGTTCTGACGTTCCTCCCGTTCGGCTTCTCGGTCTTCGAGGTGGTCTACAAGACCAGATCCGGGCGCAACAGCGACGACCCGGCGCGCTATTCCCAGTTCGACGATGGCCGCTACGGGATCCGCAAGCTCGCGCCGCGTGCCCAGTGGACGATCGACCGGTTCCTGACCGACGAGAACGGGACGATCACCGGCGTGCGGCAGAGCGCGCTCTCGCTCAAGCTCGGATCGGTCGACATCCCGGCCTCGAAGATGCTGCACTTCCGCACCTCGACCGTGAACAACGACCCGAGCGGCCGATCGATCCTCCGCAACGCCTTCACCTCCTACCACTACGCCTCGCATATCCAGATGGTCGAGGCGATCGCGGTCGAGCGCGAGATGAACGGGATCCCGGTCGGCAAGATCCCCTCGGAATACCTCGGGGAGAGCGCGAGCGCGGCGCAGCAGGGCTTCACGAACGCCTTCAAGAAGATCCTGCGCGACGTCAAGTTCAACGATCAGGGCTTCATCCTGATCCCCTCGGACGTCTACGAGAACGACGACGGCACCAAGACCTCGATCCCAATGGTCGAGTTCGATCTCGTGACCGCCAAGGGGACGCGCGCGATCCCGACGGGCGAGGTGATCCTGCGGCACCAGCAGAACATCGCGCGCTCGGTGCTGGCCGACTTCCTGATGCTCGGCAGTGGCGATAAGGGCTCGTTCGCGCTCTCGCGCAGCAAGACCGACCTGTTCTTGACCGCAGCCGGGGGCTTCACCGAGGCGATCGCGTCGGTCCTGAACCGGCAGCTCATGCCTCGGCTCTGGGAGATCAACGGCTTCGACCCGGAGCTCATGCCTATGATCGCCTTCGGGGAGATCGCGCCGGTGGATCTGGCCGAGCTGGGCGCGTTCGTTCGCGACATCGCAGGCGCTGGGATGCCGATCTTCCCGGACGACGACACCGAGAACACGCTCCGGCGCGCCGCCGGGTTCCCAGAAAAGAGCGTCGACCCGGATCTTCTGGGCGCGCAGGTTCAACCGATCGACGAGGGGGTCGCAGAATGAGGTTTCAAGTCTATCCCAATGGGATCTGGATCGAGGTCGCGGACTTCAACGTCCAAGCGATCGAGACCTCGATGTCGGGAGAGACGATGATCGTGCACGCGCCGGGCTTGCAGTTCCCGGTCCTGAACGGCGTCGAGTTCATCGAGAGCGACGCCTTCGCGCGCGACTTCGTCGAGATGAGCGCGCAGCGGTGGATCCGCGCCTCGGCCGTGCGGTCGATCCAGCGCGTCAGAGACGACTATGTCCGGGTCACGCTCGACGGCGTGCGGCAGTTCTTTGATCTGTTCCCGGGCGACGCCTCGCTCAAGCAGGTCTACAAGGAGTTCCAGAACAAGCTCCCCGGCGCGCCGTCGTTCCTCTCGCTCGAGATCGCCGCATGAACGCCGTGCTCCGCAAGATGACCGCCTCGGATGCGGTGGCCGTCTTCTTGCGGGCTGCGGAGGGCATGGACCCGAAGATCGCGAGCGCGTTCATCCGGGCGATCGAGCAGATCCGGACCCGCGTCCCGGCCGAGCAGATCGCGCGCATGATCGAGCGGCGCGACTTCGTCTCGCTCGAGAACGCTTTCTCCGGGCATTTCAGCTCGAGCGAATGGCAACCCTACGGCGCGGCGATCGAGCAGGCCGTCCTCGCAGGCGTGAAGGCGACGAGCGACACGCAAGGCGTCGTAAACGGCGCACAAGAGGACTTCCAGATCGCCGTCGGGCTCAACCCGCGCCTCGAGCAGTTCGCAATCACGCTCACCTCGACCCGGATCCGGGAGATCGACCAGACGACGCGGGACACGATCCGACAGGTCTTGCAGCGCGGGCTCACGGCCGGAGACGATCCGTTCGCGATCGCTCGGCAGATCCGGGGATCGATCGGGCTCACGCGCAGGCAAGAGACGGCGGTCTCGAACTACGAGCGGATGCTGCGCGCCCTCGATCCCGAGGCGCTCGATCGCAAGCTGCGCGACCGGCGAAGCGACGGCACCGTCGAGCGCGCGATCCGCAACGACAAGGCGCTGACCGAGGCGCAGATCCGGTCGCTGGTCGATCGGTATCGTGACCGATACGTCAAATACAGGGCGAACGTCATCGCCCGGACCGAGAGCATCCGCGCCGTGCAAGGGGCCCAGTGGGAGCTCTTTCAGGACATGATAAACAAAGGCCAGATCGACGCTCGACAGGTCCGCCGGACGTGGATCCATACCGGCGACGCGCACGTCCGCAACGCGCACTTGCAGATCCCGAGCATGAACCCGCGCGGCGTCGGGCAGAACGAGACCTTCGCGAGCCCGCTCGGGCCGATCCTCTATCCCGGCGACCCGAACGCGCTCGCTGCGAACACGATCCAATGCCGGTGCGCGGTCTTCGCGCGCATCATCGATCGCGGCCTGCTCCCGTCTACCTCCCCGGGACAGGTCGCGCCGCCTCCGCCGCCCCCTCCGGTCGCTGCTCGCCCTCAACCGGCGATGACCGACGAGGAGCGGCGGCGGAGGGTCTGGGCCAACAAGACGATCGACGAGCGCCTCAATGTCGCGCCTACGTTCATGCAAACAGATCCGGACCGCATGGCGATCATCGAGAAGCTCGGGAACCTTCGCGGGGGCGTCGCCTTTGTCAAGACGGGGGCGTGCTATCAGGCTTCCATGCGACAAATCGAGATGTCGAACCGCGACACCGCGTCGCAAGACTATCAAACGACGATGCGGCACGAATACGGGCACCATATTGACCACGTGATCGACCGGCACCTTCTGGCAAAGGCCGGAGTTCCGGAGAGTAAGATGCTCGCCTTTGGTGATGTGGCTTCGAGGCGCGCCCTCCCGGCGATCGCAGACGACGCGAAGGATCTCGACGCTTCCTTAATTGAGGCCACCGTGAACCCCCTGTTCAAAGCGACGCCGACGAAGGGCTCCCCGGCTGCGAAGAACGCCGTTCTTGCGGAACGCGAGAAGCTCTTGAACAAGCTCGGGCTCAACGACATCGAGGACGCGCCCGCAGCCTATGCCAAGCTCGAGGCCGAGTTCGAGAAGCGCGGGCTGACGCTGGCCGACGCGAAGAAGCTCGCGCCGGGGATCGCGTTTCTGCCCGGGATCCAGCCGCAGAAGGACTTCGACACGCTTCGGATCGTCGAGGAGGCGGTCAAGTTCCTCGTCTCCTACGATCTCAAGGACCACTACACCCTGATGCAGGAGCTGGCGTCATTACGCCGGGGAGCTGCGCTCAGTGGGCTCTCAGACAGCATCGGAGCCTCGACGCTTAATCAGATTGCCTACAATTTCGGCCACAAGACAAAGTATTACACCGATTGGCGCGCTTGGTCCAAGGTCGCAGATACCGCAGGGCTCCCGGGCACGTTCACCCATACCCTCGGCAAGCGCGAGTATGGGGTCGGGACATCGGCGCAGCTCTTTGCAAACTGGTTCGAGGCGTGGACCAGCGGCAACGCGACGCAATACGCGGTCTTTGTGCGGTTCTTCCCGCGCACCTCGAAGGTCTTCGAGGAGCTGGTCGAGGAGGCGCTGCTATGATGGACGACTTCACCCTGCGGCTGCGCGCGGCGATCACGCGCTACGTGGCAATGTTTCCGGGAGAGATGCCAGACATGCGATCGATGGGCGATGCGGACTATTACGCGCTCCCGGCGCTGATGGATCGTGCTATTCTGCGCGGAAGCGCGCTCGTCGACGCGGACTTCATCGACGGCATATCGGGGCCAGATCCAGAAAAAGGTCGATTTCTATGACGACAGTCGGTTACACCAAGACGCTCAAGCCGGTGCGAGATTGGAACCAGCGCATCTGGCGGCTCCTGTTCGATCAGCAGCTCGAGATCACGCGCGGGCGCGTCGATGGGGCTTATCCGGTCGTCATCGACGGCTATCTGGTGACCTCGGGCTCGGCGACCAACGTCCTGATCCTAGAGGGCTCGACGATCAAGGATCCGTCCGTCGCACCGGCGGCGGGCTTGCAGATGTCGATCGTCTCGACCAGCGCGCAGGACGGGGTCAACGGGACAGGCGTCCGCTCGATCGTCCTGAACTACCTCGACGCGGATCTGATGCCGCACAGCGAGACGATCACGCTCAACGGCACGACGCCGGTCCTCACGACCGCGACGAATATTAGGTGGGTCGGGGAGATCCATCTGCACACCTACGGGTCCGGGAAGGCGTTCGCCGGTAATCTCACCGTGACGAACGGGGGCACGCGATACAAGTTCATCTCCGCCGGATCCCGGACGACGCGCAGCTCCGCCTATCGCGTCCCAGCAGGCAAGCGGCTGATAATCCATACGCTCTACGCCGGAGCGCACTCGGGAACATCGGCGGCGGGCGTGACGATCGATGTCGTCGTGTCCCGCATCAACAACGAGAGCTTCGCCGACGCCGGGCTACTTATCACTCAGGGGACGATCGCGCTGCAAGACAGCTCGGTGATCCTCTCGGACGGCGCGCTCTACGCGATCCCAGCGGGAGAGATCGTCGCTCTGCGCGCCACGACGGACAAGGCCGCGACGGTCACCGGCGGCTTCTACGGGTGGCTCGAAGATGCAGACTGACCGCGCTCTAAATCTGGGAGAAGAGGACAGACTTCCCTATAGTATTATCCTCTCCTCCCCTCCCTGCGGATCTCCGGGTGGAACCCCAAGGGGAGCCCTGCTATCGCAGGGTCACCCCTCGGAGGTTCTGGCCGTTTTTGAGCCCTCCTCGTTTTTCTGTCCTCCCGCGTCCACCATGAGAAGGATCTGACATGCCATACTCGACAAATGACGATCTTCCCGACGCGGTGAAGCGCGTCCTGACCTCGGACAAGGCGCGCTCGATCTGGCGGCGCGTCTTCAACGAGAGCATGGACAGCGGCTATCAGGAGGGCCGGGCGTTCGGCGCGGCCTACGCTGCGATCGAGAGCGCGGGCTACAAGAAGGGCGAGGACGGGGTCTACATCGAGAAGGCGGACGAGGATCTCGAGAAGGTCTCGGCGGACACGCTGCGCGCCAAGGTCGAGGAGCACAACGCCGAGCACGGGGACAAGGGCCGCGTCACGGTCGGGATGCTCCGCCAAGTCTACGATCGGGGCGTCGGCGCGTATCGCACGAACCCGCAGAGCGTGCGGCCGAACGTGACCTCGCCCGAGCAGTGGGCGATGGCGCGGGTCAACAATTTCCTGCGCGCGATCCGCGACGGCAAGTTCAAGTCGGGCAAGCACGACACTGATCTTCTCCCGGAGAAGCACCCCATGTCGACCAAGAGCCTCGAGAAGGCGGAATATGAGGGCCGAGACGTCGAGCTCGACAAGCCCTTCCGGCTCCCGCGCGGCGCGACCAAGAAGTTCGGGGTCTACGTCAAGGACGGCGAGCGCGTGCGCCGGGTCACGTTCGGGGATCCGAACATGGAGATCCGCCGGGACGATCCCGAAGCCCGCGCCAATTTTCGCGCGCGGCACTCATGCGACAGCGCGACCGACAAGACCTCGGCGCGGTATTGGTCCTGCAAGATGTGGGAAAGTGGCACCTCAGTATCGGAGATGACGAAGATGGAAAACATCGGCAAGCGGCAGATCTCGGACGACGTCTTCACGACGCCGATCGAGGCCGTGCAGCGCGCGCACCAGCTCGGGCTCGGGCTCGTCGCGCATATGACCGAAGGTCCGGACGGACAGGCGTTCTACATGCCGGGCGCGACCCACGAGGCTTATCTCGAGATGGTCGGCGAGGCTGGTCTTATCATGCCGGAGAGCCTCGACCCGGAGCAGGCCGAGATCGAAGATCCGACCGAGGATCTGATCGAGACCGTGATCGAGGCCGCGATCGGCGCGATCCTCGAGGCGCGGGTCGAAAAGCACGCAGCCAAGATCCTCAAGATGGACGACGAGGCGCGGATCGTCTGGGGCTGGGCTTCGGTCGTCTCGATCGATGGCAAGCCAATGGTCGACCGGCAAGGCGACATCATCTCGCCCGAGGTGATGACGAAGGCCGCAGACAATTTCATGGCCGACGTCCGCACCGCAAAAGCGATGCACGAAGGGGGCAAGATCGGGGAGGTGATCCACTCTTTCCCGCTCACAAAGGCCCTCGGAGAGGCTCTCGGCATACATTCTGCACTCGAAGGATGGGTCGTGGCTATGAAAGTGCACGACGATGATGTATGGAATAGGGTTAAGAGCGGAGAGCTCGCAGCCTTTAGCATCGGGGGCATGGGGAAAAGAAATGCCGTTTAACGTCACGGACCTCGAACTGATCGAGCTCTCGCTCGTCGACGAGCCCGCCAACCCCGCAGCGCGCGTCGTCATGTTTAAGCGCGACAGCGCGCCGGACGAGATGAAAATCAAAGAATTGATCGAGGGGGGGATGTCCGAGGACGAAGCCCGCGAGCAAGTTGCGCGTATGAGGCGCAACAAGGGGGCCGGACCGACCGGCGATCTGGACAAAGGAGACAACTCGATGTCCGATCAAGAGAAGCGCCTCGAGGATCTCGAGGCCGCGAACAAGCGTCTCTCGGCTTCCGTCGATGCGCTTGCGAAGTCGCTGGAAGGCGAAGGCTTCGTCGTGCAGATCGCCGACGACGCCGTGACCGTCGAAAAGCGCAAGCCCGAAGACTACATCGAGGTCGGCGGCGAGATGGTCCTCAAGAGCGTGCTCCCTGCGAGCGTTCTCTCGGTGATCGCCAAGCAGGCCGACGAGCTGGCCGAGGTCAACAAGCGCCTCGCCGCCGAGGAGCTGACGAAGCGCGTGAGCGCCGAGATCCCGCACCTCGCAGGCGACGCAGCGACCAAGGGCGCGGTCCTCAAGGCGATCGACGCGATCGCGGACGAGGACGTTCGCAAGGCCGCTCATGCCATGCTGAAAGGCGCGAACTCCGTCGCCTCGAAGCTGACCCGCGAGTTCGGCACCGTCGCTCCGCAAGAGACCGACGCCATGACCGAGCTCAACAAGATGGCCGAAGATTACTCCGCCGAGAAGAAGGTCACGTTCGCCAAGGCGTTCGCCGAGGTGACCAAGACCGGACGCGGCGCGGAACTCTTTGCCAAGCGCAACGTGCAGTAAGGAGGCCCACAGATGGCAACTCAAGACAACATGCTCTGCGTCACTCTGGAGGCCGGTGCGGACCTCTCGACGAAGCAGTTCTATTTCGTATCCGTCGCGTCGGATGGTCAGATTGACCCTACCGGTGACGGGCTCGATGCGGACGGCGTCCTGCAAGACGCTCCCGCCGCCGCCGGGCGCGCCGCGCTCGTGGCGATCGCTGGCAAGGTCAAGGTCGTTTGCGGTGGCGTCGTCACCCGTGGCGGTCCCGTGGCCTCGGACGCGAGCGGCACCGCAGTCAACGCCGCATCCGGGGACATCATCCTCGGCGTGGCTCTCGAAACCGGCGCAGCCGGACGGATCATCGAGATCCTGTTCCAGCCGCGCGGCGCAGCAGCATAAGGCAGGAGGGATAAGTCATGCCGCAACCCAACGTAGGCTCGTTCCATATCGACGCCGCCCTCACGAACATCTCGGTCGCGTTGCTGCAAAACCCGCAAGGCTTCGTCGCCTCGCGCGTTTTCCAGAACATCCCGGTTCAGAAGCAGTCGGACAAATACTTCACGTTCGATCGCTCCTACTTCAACCGCAACGGCGCTAAGAAGCGCGCCGCCGGTGCTCGCGTGTCCGAGGTGGGCTATGCCCTCTCGAACGACAGCTACTTCTGCGAAGAATACGGCGTCGCGATCCCGATCCCGGATCAGGTCCGCGCCAACGCAGACCCGGCCGCAGATCCTGCTCGCGCAGCCGCCGAGCTGGCGACGCACCAGATGTTGATCCAGAAGGAGACCGATTTCTCGTCGTCGTTCTTCTCGACCGGTCTCTGGGGCACCGACATCACCGGCGTCGCTTCTTCTCCGTCGACCGGGCAGGTCATCAAGTGGTCTGACACCACCTCGGGCGACCCGATCGGCAACGTTCGCACCGGGATCGACACGATCCTCGGCTCGACCGGCGTTAAGCCGAACGTGATGGTCATGGGCCGTCAAGTTTACTCGGCGCTGATCGATCACCCGGACGTGCAGGGCCGCATCAATGGCGGCGCGACCACTTCCCAGCCCTCGATCGCCTCCCTGAACCTGCTCGCGCAGATCTTCGAGGTCGACGAGGTCATGGTCGGCGAAGCAATCCAGAACACCGCAGCCGAGGGCGACACCGCCGCTCACTCGTTCATTCTGGGCAAGAAGTGCCTCCTGACCTACCGTCCGCCGAGCCCGGGCATTATGACCCCGGCCGCAGGCTATACCTTCTCGTGGGCCGGTTACCTCGGCGGCACGAACGAGTATGGCTTCGTCGTCGACACCAAGCGTCGCGACGAGGAAGAC